AATTGCAAGAAGCAGTAAACAACAAGAGAGCCGTTGAAATTCTAAATGAACTTCGTGGCACCCTCTCTGTTGATATGGCGCTTGCTAAAGAGTCTATCCGCGACGCAGTTGTCGACGGGAAGACCAAATTAGATGAAGCTGCAAAGCAGCTTGAAGACGCTAATTCCAAGGTCACTTCTCTAACAGAGAACCTTGAGAAGACAAGAGCTACATTAGTACTTGAACAGAAACTATCTGGTCTAGATGCCGAAAAGAAAGAGTATATGAAAAAAATGCTCAACGGCAAGTCAGAAAAGTTTATTGTTGAGAACTTTAAGTATACACTTGGTCTTTTCGAGAAAACCGAAGAAGAACGTCTCCAGAATCTAAAGAACGAGGCTGTCACTGAAACAGTATCAAAAGAAGTTGACAGACCCGTAATCGAGGAATCGAAACAGGAAGCAAAGTCTGCAAGTAATGAACCAGCATTTGGTCTTTACATGTCAGAGCTTGGTAAGTATTGATTTCGCTTTCTGTTGAGGCAGATCCTGAACAGTAAATAAAGGTCGACATTAGTAATAGGAAATTTATACTATTATGGCAAAACAAATCCGTCCTACACAGGCATACATTGATGAGTCTCGCGCTCGTGTGTTACTTGAGAAGTGGGGTCCAGTATTGGACTACTCTTCCAACAACGTAAGAGCAATCGAAGACGATCACACACGTCTCAATACCGCCATTCTCTTGGAAAACCAGGAAAAGTGGTGCTTTGAGGCTAACAACGCTTCCGGTGGTACTGCAGGCGGACTACCTTATGGTCAGTCCGGCTCAGGCGTATTCGGTGGTGAAACAGGAGGTGCCGGTTCATTCGGCAACCAGTTCCCATCACAGAATGATAACGCATACGCCGCAGGCGATGCTCGTCTTCCAAAGATTCTCATCCCAATGATCAGACGTACGTTCCCTGAGTTGATCACTAACGAAATCGTTGGTGTTCAGCCCATGAGCGGCCCTGTCGGACTTGCTTTCGCACTTCGTTACAAGTATGAGCCTACCAACTTAGGTTATCAGTCTGGTTCGTTGGACGCAAGTTCATCGTCCCAGTACTACAACAACTTAAGAGGTCTCTCTGCTAACCCTGAATTGGGTTACCAGTACCTCGACACAAGATTCACTGGTGCTTCGTCATCATCCTTGTCCGGGGCTACAGGTTACTTCACAATGCTCGATCAAGATCGTGGCGTTGCTCAGTTGCTCAGCCAGTTTGAGTTAACAAGCAACATCCCACAGATCGTGGTCAGCTTTGAGAAGACTGCAGTTGAAGCTGGTACACGTAGACTCGCAGCTCGTTGGTCAGTTGAACTCGAGCAGGACTTGAAGAACATGAACGGTATTGATATCGACACTGAGCTCACAAACGCTATGTCTTATGAGCTACAGGCCGAAATCGATCGTGAAATGATCATCAGAATGATTCAGACAGCACTCAACGCCGGTTACGGCCAAGGGTTCTCAGTCTGGTCACCTGCTTCAGCAGACGGCCGTTGGCTCGTCGAGCGCAATCGTGACTTCTACCAGAGACTCATCGTTGAGGCTAACCGTATCGCTGTACGTAACCGCCGTGGTTCAGCTAATTTCGTTGTTGCAACACCTCGTGTGTGCGCAATCCTCGAAATGCTACCTGAATTCCAGTGGGCACCAGTACAGGGTAATGTTAATACTCAGCCAGTCGGAGTTGCAAAAGTGGGTTCCCTCGCAGGTCGCTTCAACGTGTATCGTGATACACGCACAGAGGCACAGTTCGAAGCAAATGCTGGCGGTAATTTCGGTGGCTCGGGTCCATTCCCAGCCAACGGTGTTACAGTCGCAAATACTCGTACAACACGTCTTGAATATGCTCTCCTTGGCTACAAGGGTCCGGAATTCTACGACACTGGTATCATCTATTGTCCGTACATTCCTGTCATGGTGCAGAGAACAATTGGTCCAAATGACTTCGCTCCACGCGTTGGTCTATTGACCCGCTATGGTGTTGTTGACAACATCTTTGGCGCTAATCTCTACTACCACGTCATCATCCTTCAGGGTCTTGGCACAGCATTCCTACCTGGTCAGCAAGCCGTTTACTTCTAAACAAAGTACTCACTTCTGTCCTGATAGGCAGGGGATCAAAAGAAAACATTTTCACCTGGTCCGTCCCAGGAAATTTAAAAAAG